AGCGGGTGACGTTGCCGCTGGTCCCTTCCTCGCCGTCGATCTTCCAAGTGTCCTGACCGCTGAAATTGGAAACGACGTAGTCGGACCATTTCTCATCCCATCCGTCGTTGACCACCTTTTTCGCGATCTCCTGCGGCGAAAGGAACTTCCGCATGAAGACCACGGGAGAACGCTGGAAATCGGTGACGTAGGCTGGCCAGAAAACATCCGTATCCGGCGCGAGGGCTTCAACAACCGGCCGGTCCACCGTCTTGACGGCAACGGAAAGCTCGGCGCTGCCAGTGCGGCGGAGGTCGCGGATTGCCCGCTTCACCCGCTTTTCCTTGGCGGTCGGCAAGACCTGCATGATGAGCGCGGCAACCTCATCGTCGGAATCGCCCGCAACGATGACATCGGCGATGCCGGGCGCCATCTCGTCAAGCTGCTCAAGGGTGAACCGCTGCAACCGCGTGCGAAGCTCTTTCTGCCACCCGACATAGGAAACCATCAGTTGCTTCTCAAACAGGAAGTTGGTCGCAAGCTCCATCTGCCCCTTGAAATCGGGGATGTAGGTATCCCGCAGCCACTTCATGAACGCCGACACGGCAGCGGCCCGCCCCAGGTCATCGGCGGAAACGGCAAGGGCTTGGATGTTCGACCGGCTGAGTGCGTGCCCGCACAACGCCACGTAGGTATTGATCCGCTCGGCAACGACGTTCGCTTCGGTGTCGCTCGCACCGATCCAAGGGACCGCGCTGCTTCCGTTCTTGCGGAGGTCGGCCGACTTGCCGGGCCACCAGTTCCGGCGGTAGTTCCGCGAGTCGAGGCAGTCGGAAAAGAACGGCGAAAGGTCGGCGAGCGTCTGCCGGTAGCAGTTCACAAGCTCCCCGATTTCCGGGCCTTCGCCGGGTTCGAACATCGTCAAGTCCTCGATCTGGTCGTCGGTCATCGGATGTGGGTATAGATCGGGGTCGCCCCGCTGTTATCGACGCTGACCTTGATCCGCTTGCCCGGCATCTTTTTGGAAAGCCCGCGCTTGCACCGGACGGGAACCTTGACGCCGCCAAGGTCGCAGAAGACGAACTTGGGATTCTTCGCGGCCTTGATGCACTTGAGCGTCAGAATGGTGGCCGGGGCTGGAATCGAACCAGCGGAGGCAGGGATATGAGCCCCGCTTGAATCCAATTCTCCCGACACTTGGGGTGATTCCATCACCGCAACCGGCGTTTCGGCGACCTTCTGCGCCTTCCGCCACTTCGCGTAAGCAGGGTTCATTTTCCCGTTGGCGAGGCGAGATTTCGGGCGTTCCGTCTCTGGCATGGCGAATCCTTAGTTTCTAGCTTGGGTTTTGGCAAGTCAATAGCCCCCGCGTCCCGAGTAAGTGGCGAGCAACCGTTTGGCCGGAAGGTGGTCGATTTCGGCGGCGGCGGCGTATCGCAGGCAGTCAATCGGGTCTTTCCACGCCTCGTCCTTGCCATCTTCCCCGGTGTATTCGGCAATCGCGCGGATGATGTTCTCGCAGTCCTCTGACACGTAGAATCGCGGGTGATTGGCATGGTCGATCTCTCGGGATGTGTCGTAAGCCATCAGGTCAACAAGCTTCTGGATGCCGTCCTCAATGTGATCGCCGGGGGCTGGCTTCACCACGAAATCAAGGTCGTCCAAGTCCTGCATGATCGAGCTTTCGCCGTCCGCCTTCTGATACTTTGCAGCGGAGAGTCGAGGGTCGATCAACCTTTCAAAGATTTCCTCTCCCTGCTCCATATGTTCGATGGTCTCGATGTAGTCGCGGAGACCGAAACCCTGCCCTTTCGCGCCGTCGCCGGGCTTCCATTTGCCATTCCCGCCGATCTCAGCCCAATCCCCGACATCGACGCCGGGCCATTCGCGGTAAACCCAATACTCGCCCGCCTCGTTCACCGCAATCCACGCCATGAACCAGTTCTTTTTCCCAGCCGGGTCGATGATCTGATAGCGGGTGCATCCGCGCTCCAATGCAGCCTCGACCGCCTCGCGCTTCTTGACGTTCACATCCACGGAGAACTTGGGGAATTTCGTGGTGTAGCTCTTGGTAGGCACCCCGTAGGCACGAATCAGGATCGTCTCACGGGGCTGCCCCGCCAAGTCCTTCTTGATGCGCTCATACCCCCCGAAAGGGTTGTCTTGCGAGTGAAAGTAAATGACCGCCGCGTTACGGTTGCGGCTATGCTGGACGAACGGGACCAGCTCGTTGTTGAGCAGTTCGGCGGGCCGGGATTCGATGGTCTTCGCCTTGTCGAGAAAGTCCCGGATAACCTCGGTCCATCCGTCAATCGGAGTGAATGAAACGATGAGCTTCGCATTGCGGGTGGCGAGACGGAAGCGGATGGTTCCGATCAGGTCCGGCCCCATGAGATACTCGTCAAGCCATGCCCCCACGTTTAGCCATTTCGGCGACTTACTGCCAAGTTCCGCGCCTTCCAAAATCGTCGGGTTGTTCTGATACTGGCTGTAGGTCTTGAATATGATCTGCGAGCCGTTCGGCAGGATCAAGCTGCCATCTGTGAACCCGTTCTTTTTCGTGTAGGAAATATAAGCGTTCGCGGAGGTCATCTTGGCCTTGAACTCCTTGGGAAGCCACTCCCACACCGCCGCTTGCTGCTGGCGAATGCTGACCTCGGACGTTTGTGCAAAGCAGAAAATTTCCGCGTTCGGGTTCTCGACCGCCGCCTTGACCACCGTTCGGGCTGAATAGCGAGTTTTCGAGCTATTGTGATTTACCACGCCCGCCACGACGTAATTGTGGAACTCTGGGACAGTGAAATCCCAAACCCAATCCGTTCGGAGGGAATAGATGTTTTCGATCTTTACATTCGGCGGCAATAGTTCTTTCCTTGGGCGTGCCAAAACATAACGCCATCCAATACCCGGTCGATCAGGTTCGCGCTTGGATCGAAGAAGGAAAGACCCACAATGAGATTGCCGCGCTTCTTCGGAAGTCCTTAGACCCTCGCGTGTCCACGAAGCTTGTTCAGAAAATGTGCAAGAAGAACGGCATAAAGTGTCAGAGAACAGGGCCGCGATCCGGTCAAGGGCATCCTGAATGGAACGGCGGGCGCATTCAAACGCGACTCGGATACTGGAAGGTTTATTGCCCCGACCATCCGTCTCTTGTCCCCAAGAATGAAGCGAGAAAGGCGAAAGCCAACGGCGGATACTATCGGAAAAACGTTTACGTTTGGGAGCATCGACTTGTGATGGAATCGAAGCTTGGGAGGCTTCTTGAGTCCCACGAAGTCGTTCACCATATCGACGAAGACCCATCCAATAATGCGCCGGAAAACCTAAAGCTTTTTCGATCCAACGGGCAGCACTTGGAAGAAACCCTTGCCGGGAAGGTTCCGAAATGGACGGATGGCGGTCGGGAGCGGATTCGCCTTGCGCAGACACCAGAAGCGATCCGGGCGAGAGTTCACCTAAAGGCTTCCATCCGGCGGGCGTCAGGAGAAGATGTGCCGCTGAACAATCCAGAGCTTCGCCGTTACTTAAAACGACTCGGAAAATCTCTGCTTGAGGCTTCCGAAATGGCTTCTCGGCAGGAGCTACCACCGTTTTAGACCCATCCCACGCGAATACGTGGAATGGCCCGTCGATCTCGCTGACCGGAGTTGATGTGCCCGCTACCGGGTCGAACACCATTTGATCCGGCGCGAGGCATCGGTTGCCACCTAGAATCAGCGCCTCGTCCTTCTCCTCCAGCTCGAAATCCGTTCGCTTCCAGTTCGGGAAAATGAACCCGTGGTGATACGGGTCTTCGATGCTCAACCGGATGATCTCGTGGTAAAGCCGGAAGGACTTTCCCAGCTCATCAACGGTCATCACCGCCACTTCCTCGTCGGAGGGTGGAATTAGTATTTCATGCTTCTGCCACTTCAAGGACATGTGCTTCAACGGTAATTGATTGTTTCTGAAGTCGTTCGCGGGCGGCGTTTCTCAGTGCCTCGTATTCCTCCATGGATGAGCTTGTCCGGTGTTCGATCACGGTAGTTGCCGCGCCTGCCGCCGCCATCCCCTTGTCGTGGATGATGCCGATGGTGATGGCTAAGTCCTTGATCGGAACGGCGGCAAGCGCCTCCTCGTCGTCCTCCAAATTGTCGATCTTCTTTTCCATCAACCCGGCGGTGCGGGCGGCGAGGTTGAGGTATCGGGCTGCCAAGTCCTTGCGGGTATGCTCGAATGCTTCCGCCAAACTCCCGGCGTGGTAGCGGGCGAGCTTGGAAAGCGTGGTTCCATAGATTCCCAGCTTCGTGCAAATCGCCTTTTGGGTCATCGCGCCTTGGGCTAGAAGGTGCAGCGCCTCGGCGGCCTTCTCCGGCTCCTTGAACTCGAAAGCTTGGAACTTGGTGACGCCTTCCGCCGCCCGTGCCGCCTGACGCTGGCTAATTTGGTCCCGCCAGAATGCCATTGCCTCGGGTTCGGCCCAATCTCCGGTTGAAAGTTGTTCGCTCATTCCTCGGGAACCCCGTTCGGGAAAAGGTTGTATTTGATCTCTGGCGGCATCCGGTTGTCCCTCGCCGCGTCATAAACGAACGGGAGAGGAGTGCCGTCAAGGCGGGTCGTCTGGTTAATGCGGTCGAGCCGGTAAGTGCGGTAAACCCCGTCCTTCTCTCCGATCTTGTCCGCCTCGAAAACCGGGTTGAAATCCTTCTGGGCGCGGGTCATCAGACCAAACACGGAATTGATGAAGTCCTTGTATTCCTTGCCGACCTGCGGGCCGTATTTCTCGGCGAAGTAGGCATCGGTGGTCAGCCCCTGCTTGTGCAGGTTCATCACAGCTTCCGCATCGGCTTGGATGGCGATTTCGTTCCCCTGATAGAGTCGCTTGCCCCGCGCCGACTTTGCCCGGTTCTTCACGTTCTCGCGGAACTTGGTCACGCTGAAAAGGTGGATCAGAATGTTTCCCGCCTTGGTGGTCGAGACGGCAACCGGCACCGCCTCGCGGAAGGTCAGGCCGATCCCATCGTAAACCTTCTT